ACGCCTGCAGCAGACATTGTGTCAACAGTAGAAGCTGGAAGTGTAAACGTATCGCCTGTAACAGTGTTTATACCTGTGGCCGTGCCGTCATCATGAACCATAATTTTGTTGTCGCCAACATTTTGCCAGCCACTTGTAAATCCGCCTGTGGTATCAGCTTTGCTATAAGCATCTTGCATTCCTTGCAAATTTTGATCTGTAATGGATCCAGTACCAAAATCTTGTACACCACCATTGGTCAATCCGCTAAGAAAATCACTCATAGATGATGATGTTCCTGATGCGCCGGATGTATCGCTACCGCTTGCGGCGGCAAGTAATCTTGCTGTTTCTGCGCTTGATTGATTTGTATCAGCAGGGCCGCTAAAAAGACTGCTTAAATCAAATGATTGCCCACCACCTGTAGAAGCTGTTCCATAAGCTTGATCCATCAATGAAGAAAGATCGGTAGAGGAAGTGTCAGAAGACGCTCCTCCTAAATTGCCAAATTTTAATTTTTTTACCAAACTTGATAAGTTAGAAGAATCTCCGCCACCTAGAGAAGATAAAGAACTTAAGTCTGGCGTATTTGCAGCAGCCAATACATCTGCAGCTAAACCAGAATTGTCGCTGCCATCATCAACAACGGTTGTATCACCGCCATCATCAAATCTTCTAATTTTTTGGTTCATGCGGCGGCTCCTTTAGAAAGTTTTTGCAATGCATTTAAGTAATCACCGGGCAATAAATTCTTGCCTTGTAATACTTTAGGTAACAATGTAGATGCAATCCCGGTCAATTGTGGATTAGTAGTCATGTTAGCAGGTAATACGCTTGGTAACAAGGTGTTTAAACCATAATTTAAACCGCCAGATTCCACAGCGTTTATTAAATTTTGGCCTAAATTTGTTTTGTTTACAGCGGAGTTTGCAATAGCTCCAGCAACTGGGGCGGTTAAATATTTTGTCAAATCGCCAGAAGGAAGAACATCGTTTAAACCCGTAGTAATACCAGCACCCAAAGTTCCTGTATCAAAACCTTTAGCAAAATTACCACCAGTCAAAGCTGACGCTCCACCTCTAATGAGACCTTGAGACAAAGCTCCACCCAATACATCTGCTCCGGTTGTCATTCCTGCGCCTGTTAATGCGCCGGTAATGGATTCTGTCAATGGCCCAGCAAGTCCTGCTGTAAGCGCACCCAGACCAACAGAAAGGCCAATAGCTCCTATAGGCCCCAAATCTTGGATTGTGTTAGACAAAAACCCGCCATGAGATGTATCCACCTTTGGAGCGGCAGTACCATCTGCATTCCAAACTGCATCAAATTTATTCTTGCCATTCATGTTCCCGTTGGCATCAGTCGGGAATACTGGATTTGGAGAGTAATAACCGGTTAATTGACCATTTGAATCATAGTTGGCAAAAACATGGGTATTTTGATCCCATCCGGGAGGTGTTTTGATTTCTTGTTGATAGGTTACATTCCCGTTGTCATCTTGATTAGCAGTTACACCTTTGGGCAATTTGGATGTGTCAACCTGCACCGCAGACTGCATTTGCCCTGTTGTATTGCCATCATTATCAGTTACTGGGTATTGTTTTGTAACTGTTGGAAGATTCTGCGCTTGAGATGTTATCCCTTTATCCAAGCCGGTAAAAGTTTCAAATGTGGAGATGTATTTACCATTACCTGACATTTGTAAAGCTTGTTGGACTGCTTGCATCTGAGGGGCAAATTTAGCCGCCAACTCAGGATTGTTATTGGTCAAATCAACCATCTTTTGATAGTTGCTGAGAATTTCAGGGCCTGAACCTTGACCTGAACTAGCCGCAGTATAAGCATCTTTGAATTGCAAAGTAGGCAAAGCAGCTTGCAAAGTCTTGGCTTGAGAGCCATAAACATTAGTCAATGTAGGGTCAGAATTGATTTTGTTTAAAACATCCTGAACCTGAGAACTTGTAACGCTAGGATCCGTAGCGATTGATTTAAGCTGAGTTTGAACATCTCTAGCTGGTTGCAAGAAATTGGTCACATCAGATGTATTTTTACCTAAAGCTTTAGCAAAATCAGCATCAGTGATATGGTATTGATTTTCTGCAGCCAAACCATTTTGTATCATTTGCGTAGGTGTTTGGCCAGATGCAGTAATGTTTTTGGCCAAATTACCTATGCCGGTTTGGTATGAGTTCAATAAATTTTGAGCATCTGCCAACTTTATGCCTGTGGCATCTGCAATTTGTTGCGCCCCTACATTGTTTGAACCTGCGGCTTGAGCAATTGCAGCAACTTTTCCAAAAGCATCTAAATTGGTATTACCCATTGTGCTTTTATAAAAAGATGCAATTTGATCTTTACTTGGTGTTATTGGAACAATACTAGAAGTTTGTCCGGGGATTATGGTTCCAGTTGCAGTTGGTATTAAATTACCGTTTACATCATACTGTTGAGCTTGTTGAGAAGCATAATTGGCAGCATAGTTAGGGTCATTTAAATATGCTGGCTGATTGGCAAGTGGAGTTGCGCCTAATGTTACTACCCCTGAATTTTGATTTTGTGCAGTTATTGGAGTCTGTGCAGCATTTATTTGATCGTTTTGAGTTTGCGCTGTATTCATTGGGGTTGCGCCCAATGTAACTATTCCTGAATTTTGATTAGGAGGCGTATAACCTGAGCCATAATTGATATTGCTCATATCACCGTTATAACCAAGATTTTGAGCAACTTGCGCCGCCTGATCTGAATTAAGGTTATATTGGCTAACAACGTCTTGTGGAGTCAATCCTGCTTGGTTAATTAAATTATTAGCCGTAGCATAATCTCCAGCTTGATAAGCGGCAAATATTGGATCTGGAGTAGTGGATGTTGTCATACGGCCTCTCCACCGCTGATGGTAATGGTTAAACCTGTAGTGGATGCCTTAGCTTGAATTGTTGAGCTAGTAGGTAAAACCTGTACACCCGCATAAGAAAATGTTGTATTTGCTGCCACGTTCTGTGTATAAAACAAAGCATTGCTTGTTAGAGGACTGCCAGAAAGAGGAACAATGTGAAGATTAAATGTAACTGCACCACCTGTTGTATTGCATACATCAATTTGTTTCATGTACGTACGGGTAGGTGTTGTTGGATTGGTTGGAACCGTGTAAAGCGTAGCATAGCTGGTTGTCAACGCAGCTTGTGCCATCTGTACGGGGGTTACATTTTGATAATTTGCCATTAGACCCCCAGCCAAATCAATGTTTGATTGGTAGAAACTTGGTTCATACCAACTTGGTTGACGTTATCATTACTCACAAAATATAAACGCAGAACTTTAGTCAAAATATCAAAATATTGTTGACTGTATTCTTGTGGAGGCTGAGGCAAGTTTGGTGAAACATTGATAACTGGAATACTCATGTGTTACCCCTTCTGCCATCAGATTGAATTTCAATTCTAGGTGTACCTAATTGCCACTGCAAACCAAGTTGATTCCCTTCAATTTGGAAAATCATTTGACGGCCACGCAAACGTATAAACACTTGGCCTGTAAACTGTTCAATTGGTGCTGTAGCTGTGCGATTGATCGTAGCTATGTTAGTTCCACCGGTGGCTTGAGGACTGTTATATCCTGATCCTGAGTTTTGCATAGGAATCAAAGTCATCGTAACTTGCGGGTTAGATGTAGTTGATTTACGGAATGTAACATCAGGAACAATACGTTTAACAAAACCAAAATGGTCACCGTCTTGAATATCAAATTCTGCGGATTGGATATAAGAATCGATTGGGTAATCTGTTCCGGTGGTGTTGTCGTTTAAACCATATTCATGGTAAACAAGTGTATTGTTATACGTTCCTGCAATAGGGTAAGTCAGTGCGGTTGAATCAATCCAAGCCGTCCTAGCCATTTGTCCATAACTCCAAATATCATCTTGGTAGTTATAAATAACATAGCTATCGACTGTTGTGCTATTTGCAGAACAATAGAACCACCAGACTTCATTAAAGCCTTCATTGGTTCCTGAAAATATTTGTTGGCTCTGCGATTGATTGATATTGGCATAAATGTATTCACGCAAATCGCAACGCAATGTAGTGACTGTACCGCTGTATTTGTAGAACTTGTCAATGCCCATCCAATAAGTAACGCCTGCAGCCAATACCGCTGCGTTCTGTCCCATGATGGATATATTGTCTCCAATGATGTTAGAACCCCAAACTCCGGGGGTTCCAATGTATTGGAATGAATACACAGATGTATCTGTGAAAACAACAATCTCTTGCCTGTTCTGTACACAGCCAATGATTTGAGAACCTCTAGATAATCTAATATCCCCAGCTTGATTGGTTGCTGCGGGCGTCCATTGAGTTACAGATTCCTGATCTGACCAACGAACCAACATAGGATCTTGAGTGCTGGTTCCCAAAGTGTTAGCGCCAAATGCAAACACAAAGCGACTAGCATCGGAAACAAAGATAAAATTAGCAATAGTCGGTACATCTGAAGCTCCCGACAAAGTGGTTGCGTTTACTGCGGCAGTACTAAAACCTCCAGCATAAGACCAATAATAAATGGCCCCGCCTCTTGGACAAAATATCAAGTCTTGTCCAAAGTTAGCTTGACTCCACAATCTAAGACTGACGTTTGAAATTGTACCTGTTCCCCAAGTTCCAGCACCCCAATACCCAGCTCCCCATCCCACCAAAGGAACTTCGATGGCTGGGCCTACATTGATTTGATAAGTGGCAGTAACCGTACCACCGCCCGTTGCACTTGACGTAGCAGCAGAAGCCGCAGTAATGGTATAACTGTTGGCATTAATAATTGTTTGTATTTGATATTGATTATTAAGAGTTAACCCACCAACAGCGCTACCACCGGAAAAAGTAACAAAATCACCCACTAAAGCACCATGTGCAGTATGGGATACTGTGACAGTGGTTGATGTATTTACTGTAGTAAATGGATTTGTAAGGGTGGATACACCTCGAACAGGCGTGATATCGTAGTATGTACCGCCCCTGTTAATATAAAACTTTAGATTAGTACCAACACCAATCAAATAGTTTCCATCTAAAGAAGACCAATTGAATAAAGATCGGCAAACACCCTGATATGTAAACGTTGATATAGGATGCCATCCACCTATTTTTTCCGGGAAACCTTGCCTAAATCTTACATTTTGAGATGCATACCAACCAGCAGTTACCTGAAAATTGGCGGAAGCAGTTCCTACCGTCTTTGAGGTATATTGAGTCTGCTCCCTGTTTACACCGGGCCTAAATCTGATGGCTTGTAAAGGCATGACCTATTTTCCCATTATGAGGATAAAACAGCAAATGTTTTTTTGGTCAATTCTATCCGTTCGTCAAGTCCAAACAAACCACCATTTATACGTTTACACAAAGCTTTTTCATCCCCTGATTCCGCTATTTGATTACATCCATGCGTAGCCCAAAACCATCCCCCACTCATGGCCGCATACATAGGTGTTTTCACCAAG